GTGATGATGGTACTTCAGGATCATCAGGAACATCAGGTTCTTCAGGTACATCAGGTTCTTCAGGTACTTCAGGTTCTTCAGGAACATCAGGTGATGATGGTACTTCAGGTTCTTCAGGAACATCAGGAACAGATGGTACTTCAGGTTCATCAGGTGATGATGGTACTTCAGGTTCTTCAGGTACATCAGGTACTTCAGGTTCATCAGGAACATCAGGTAAAAATGGTACTTCAGGTTCTTCAGGTACATCAGGTTCAGCAGGTACTTCAGGTTCATCAGGTAAAACACCAGCACCTGGTACATCAGGTACATCAGGTACATCAGGTGGTGGAGGTGGTGGAAGTAACTATTATAACCAATTAGTAAGTAATAATTGTGCTATTGCTGCAATCTCCCCATCTTCAACAACAATGTATGTTGGAAATAGATCATTAGGGTGGGGTTATCAACAATGGGACCAAACCATGACCATATATGCAACATCTGTAGAGGTTTCATCAACACAACAAGCCATGTTTGGTATGAAAATTCCACAAAAACAAGCCTGGGAAGTTAAAGCTAACCGTCAACATAAAATTTGTGCTACTATTCATAACCCTAAAGTACAAACATATACTGTATCAGGAAAGATAGCAGTAGCATTAGGACCTTGTTTTGAGGGTGAAAGTGGTGGTTTTGCATCAACAACACAAGGTACTTGGACAATTCCTGCAGGTAACCATTCAGATTGTTTTACTCTAACATTTAATGATAGCGAAGATGAGAGTGGATCTTGTGATATGGCTTATTTTGGATTTATTTTTTCAATTGGGCAGGAAGGTACTCGAAACCAATTTTTCATAACCTATAGATGGGATATGGAAGACCTTACGTTTTAAATAATTTGGAATGTAGTATTTATTTTATTATATTATAGGTAAAATCTTATATAATATGTCTAATAATAGGTTTAAAATTAGTTTTATTAATGGTTTAACTTTAGAAGTAAAAAACTCTCCAAATAGTGAATATCATGTTGAGTTTATAGATCAAGATACTGATAAAATATATTTTCAAACTACTTTAAAAAATAACCATTGGGCTTCTCCTTCTCCAAAATATTTTTTAAATTGGAAAATTCTAATTAAAAATTTAAAAGGAGAAGTTATATATGAGTATTTATATAATGCTAAAAATAAAAGAATATTTATTAACTTTGAAAGTAGTGCTATTGGAGATACATTAGCATGGTTTCCTCATGTTAAAAAATTTCAAGACAAACATAAATGTCAAGTAATAGTAAGTACATTTCATAATGATTTTTTTAAAGAAAAATATCCTGAATTAATTTTTTCTGATAAAGGATCAATAGTACCTAAAATATATGCTCAATATAATATTGGGTGGTTTTATAAGGATAATAAAATAAATTATGATAAAAATCCAACAAATTTTAGATTACAAACCTTAGCAAAAACTTGTACTAGTATATTAGGTTTAGATTATAAAGAAACAAAACCCTTACTATCATTTAAAAATACTGGATCTACTATAAAGGATAAATATGTAGTAATTGCTCCTCATGGATCAGCTCATGCTAAATATTGGAATCACCTAGGAGGTTGGCAAATTATAATTGACTATTTAAATAAAAATAAATATAAAGTAGTAATGATTACAAAAGAACCTTTAAATGATGAATGGCATGATTCAAAATTAGGAGGTACATTAACTGGGGTTATTAATAAGACAGGTAACTATCCTTTAAGTGAAAGAGCTAACGATATAATGAATGCAGAAGCTTTTATTGGTATAGGTAGTGGTTTAAGTTGGTTAAGTTGGTCATTAGATATTAAAACAATTTTAATATCAGGATTTAGTGAAGATTACTCAGAAATGGAAAGTTGTGAAAGAATTTCACCTACATTGTCTGATATTTGTAAGGGGTGTTATAATTCTAAAAGATTAGATGCCGGAGATTGGGAATGGTGCCCTGAGCATAAAGGTACATCTAGACAATTTGAGTGTACTAAATCTATATTACCTTCAACAGTAATTAATTCTATTAATCAACAGTTAGGAATTTTTTGATATTTATAACAAAATAAAATCAAAGAAATATGCCACAAAATCAATTTTCAGGAACAGGTATACTAGATGGTCAAATAGTAGAAGCAAATCAGGTAAGTCAATCTGTAGATGCTTTTACTGGTGCTAAAGATTATAGAATTACTTTAACAGGATCTATGGAATTATCTGGATCACTTTTAATGTCTGGTTCATTTATCAATGAATATACAGGTCAATTTTCTACATTAGGATTAGGAGTAGCTGCTCCAACAGCACCAACGATGTTATATATTAAAGACACATCAGCAGGTGGGGATCCAGCAATTATAATGGAAGCTACTACAGGTAATGACTCAGCTAGAATAAGATTAAAAAACCCAGATGTAGAATATGATTTAGGTGCTTTTGGATCATCTGGAGATGATTTTATGGTTGTACAGGATACAACTTCATCTCCAAGATTTCCATTTATTGTAGGAAAAGACACAGTTAGTTATACTTTATATGCTGTTGATGACAGTGTAGGTGTAGGTTTAGGATCAAATACAAAAGTTATATTAAATCCCTTAGATGCGGGTTCATTACAAGCAGCAGGGAGAGTAAGTGGTAGCTCAATGAGAGCAGGCACTATATCAGCTAGTGCAGCAGGAGAAAATATTCATGGAACGGCATCATATGCTACTTATATAGAAACAGCACAAACAGCATCATATGTTAAAGCTAATGATGTAGATTTTTATTTTTCAGTATCACAACAAATAAATTCAGCTGGAGAAATAGCTGGATTATCAGGATCATATAATGCTTTAAAAATATCTGATGTATCAGGACTTTCTATAAAAAATATAGGACTAAATGATTATAGTACAGTTTTAAGTGGATCAGTTGCAGCAGATGCAGGTTTGTTGTATTTTGGAGATGTAGAGGGGGGTGAATATTTAACATTTAATCAAGCAGAACAATTTATAAAAGCAGAAACCTCTACTTTTGAAGCAAAAACCACACTAAAATCTTCTGGAAATATAATATTATCGGGATCAGATAATAGTGTAAGTAGACATTTAGTTGTAGGACCTAATACAACGACTGGTACAATAAATGCACAATCTTCTTCATTATCAGTTAATGCATTGATGTTTAATTCTAATGTAACTTCATATTTAAGTAATAATAATTCATCTGGTACATCTAAATTAGCATTAAATGTTGGGGGAACTACAAATTCTAAAATTAACATAGAATTATCATCTTCCCAAGCTGTAACAATACCTAATAATAAATTAATTTTAAAATCAGCAACTCAACCTACAACTTATCAAAATTGGACTCCATATGAAGAATTAAATGTTAATGATAACAGTATGCAATGTTATCGTATACCAGTAATGGTAAATAATACTAATAGTAATACAAATGTTTATCCTTTTTCTTTAATAACACGGGGTTCAGAGCAGAATTGGGAGGATGAAGACCAAATGTTAGAAATTAAATGGACTTTAATGGGACAATGTAATGATATTGCACAGCAAACAAGAACAAGGAGAGGATTTTATGGAACATTAACTTTAATTGTTAATTTTGATACTGACACTCAGAATACTGCAGGTTGGAGATTCGAACCCGGCCCAGGTGGAACTAATACAGTAACAAATGTAAATGGTACTAGTATTGCAAACAATGATCTTGCAGTAATATCATATACTAATGAATATAATTCGACTAATATGCAATATGAAATTGCTGGATCTGGAACTACTGTAGATTGTTACCTTAATTTTAAATTTGACACTAATACATCTACATCAACAAAGTGGACTAGTTTTTTTGAAATTAAACGAATGTTTACAGATACGATTTCTTAATAAAATATTTAATATGTATAACCGTAAAAAAATTAAAAAATGAGTGAAAAAAAAGTTTTAACAAAAGAAGAAATTTTAAAATTAAAAGAATTAAAAGAAACATTCAATAATTTAACAGAAATTTCAGGGGTTGTAGAAATGCAACATTACAATATTCAAATAAAAAAAGAAAATTTAAAATTAAATTTACAAAATTTGCAACAAACAGAAGCTGAATTTGCTAAAGAATTAGAGGAAAAATATGGTCCAGGAACTATATCTTTAGAATCAGGTGAATTTTTACCAAGTAAGTAAATTTTTGAAAAAACTTATTATATTTATCATAAAAATAACATAAAATGGCAGAAACATTAATTTCCCCAGGAGTATTAGCAAGAGAAAATGATCAATCTCAAATAACGTCGCAACCTATACAAGCAGGTGCAGCGGTTGTTGGTCCTACAGTATTAGGTAGAGTCGGAATTCCAAAATTAGTTACTAGTTACTCAGAGTATCTAGCTAACTATGGTAGTACATTTACTAGTGGATCAGATACATACACTTTCTTTACTTCTATATCAGCGTATAATTATTTCAATAATGGGGGTACATCATTATTAGTAACAAGAGTAGCCTCAGGATCTTGGGCACCAGCAGTTTCAACTAATATTCCAGCAGTGGAGGATGAAAGTGGAACTTTAACAGTAGGTGCAAGTCTTTTAGGTCAATTAAGTGGTGGATCAGGGGGTGCAGCAGCAACTTACGCTAACAAACCTCTTGCTAACGTATCTGGAACAGGTATTGATGGGGTAGTAGATATTATTGTATCTACAGCTAATGGAAAATTATTAACAACCGCAGATGATTTATTAGGTGAAGTTCAAACAGGAACAGCAGCTACTATAATGTCAGATACTACTTACACAGATGTTGTATTAACACAAGGAGCAATAGCAACAGGTAAAGCAACAATTACAGTAACAGGTAATGCAGTAGTTTCTCCAGTAACAGTAACAACAGCAGGATCAGGATATGCAGCTGGAAACATAACAATAGCAGCAGGAGCTTTAGGAACAGGAATGTTTGTAGCAGGAGCAGGTCCAGCCCCAGTGGGTGGTACAGGTTATGGTAATGCATTATCATCAGGAGCACTTACAATTACATCAGCAATGGTTTCTACAGTAGGAGCTGAAGGTGGTACAATTAATTTCACTACAGATGGAGCTGGAGCAATTGTTTCATGTGTATTAGCAGTAGGTGCAGGTAAAAATTATGTAGATGGATCTATAATTACAGTTCCTGAAGCAACATTACAAGGATCTGGTTTAGATGCGGGTGGAGCTGGTGATACAGTAGTAACTTTAGGATCAGCAAATGTTCAAGATTCAGCAGCAGTAACAGTAGCAATATTAGATGCTAATTTATTAACAGAAGTTACTTCAGCTACAGTAACAACAGCAGGATCCGGTTATGTTGTTGGTAATCAAGTACAAGTAGTAGCTGCAGATTTAGGTGGAGGTTCAGCAACAAACGCAGTATTTACTTTAGTAGATGCTAATATTTTAAATCAAAATGTATTTACATTAGAAACTATATCAGAAGGATCATTAATGAATAGTATAGGACCTGAAAATGCAAATGGAGCATTAGCAAGTGGTTCAGCACAAAATGTAAGATGGGAAATTCAAGCCCCAAATACAGGATCAGGTGTATTTAGTTTAATAGTTAGACAAGGTAATGATAATTCAAAATCAAAATCAATATTAGAAGTATTCCCTAACGTATCTTTAGACCCAAAACAATCTAATTATATATCTAGAATTGTAGGGGATATGACAGACACAATAAGAAATGCAACATCAGCAGATGTTTATGTTCAACCAACAGGTTCATTTAGAAATTCTTCAAGATTTGTAAGAGTAAAATCAGTAGATTTAAAAACTCCAGATTATTTTGATAATAGTGGAATTGCAAAAGCAGAATTTACAGGATCTATTCCTTCAGCAAGTAGTGGTTCATTTTCAGGAGCAGAAGGAGATAATATAGGTGGTGTAGCTGGAATTGGATATTATGATCAAATTAGTGACTCAGATTCACAAGGTTTAGGTGCAATTCAATCAGACACATCAGCAGTAGTATTAGGATCATATCCACAAGTATTTAATCTATTAGGAAATAAAGATGATTACAGATATAACATCTTAACAGCTCCAGGATTATATAAAGCTAGTGGAACATGGTCATCAGCATTAACATTAGCATTAAGTACTGTATCAAGCAGAGGAGATGCAATTTTAATAATGGATTTAGTTGATTATGATTCAACAGTAACACAAGTTACTACTCAAGCAGCTAGTGTTGATAATTCATATGCTGCAGCTTATTGGCCTTGGGTTCAAATTAATGACCCAGATTCAGCACAATTAGTATGGTGCCCAGCATCTGCGTTATTACCAGGAGTATATGCGTATAATGATAAGGCAGCTGAAGCATGGTTCGCTCCGGCGGGGATTAATAGAGGCGGTTTAAGTACAGTAGTACAAGCAGAAAGAAAATTAACTCAAACAAATAGAGATGATTTATACACTGGAAAAGTAAACCCAATAGCAACATTCCCAGGAAGAGGAGTAGTAGTATTTGGACAAAAAACATTACAATCTCAAGCATCAGCTTTAGATAGAGTAAATGTTAGAAGATTATTAATTGAACTTAAGTCTTACATTTCACAAATTGCTGATAATTTAGTATTTGAACAAAATACAGCAGCAACAAGAAATAATTTCTTAGCTCAAGTAAATCCATATTTAGAGTCAGTACAACAAAGACAAGGTTTATATGCGTTTAAAGTTGTAATGGATGCTTCAAATAATGGTCCCGATGTAGTGGATAGAAACCAAATGGTAGGTGCAATATATTTACAGCCAACTAAAACAGCTGAATTTATTTACTTAGATTTCAACATTTTACCAACAGGAGCTCAATTCCCGTCATAAAAACTAAAAATTTAGATATTTATAATAAAATAAAAACGAAATAAAATGGCAGTATTAAACCCGAACGAAATATTTTTCACAGCTTTTGAACCAAAAGTAGCTAATAGATTTATAATGTATGTAGACGGAATCCCAGCTTACATCATTAAGGGTGTTAGTGGAATGGGTTTCGCACAAGATGAAATTGTACTTAATCATATCAACACTTATAGAAAAGTAAAAGGTAAATTAAGATGGAATGATATTACAATGCAATTATTTGACCCAATAACACCTTCAGGAGCGCAAGCCGTGATGGAATGGACAAGATTACACCACGAATCAGTTACTGGTAGAGATGGTTACTCTGATTTCTATAAGAAAGATTTAACAATTGATGTTTTAGGTCCTGTAGGAGATGTAGTTTCTGAATGGATTATTAAAGGAGCATTTATTAAAGATGCATCATTTGGAGATTTCAATTGGGATACAGATGGTGAAGCAATGAATATTGATTTAACAATAGGAATGGATTACTGCGTCTTGAATTTCTAAAAAAAATCAAAATACTTTAAAGAATAGCTTGGCTTCGGTCAAGCTTTTTTTTATATTATATATGTATAATAAGAAATTAAGTTATAATAAATAAAATTTATATGGAATCCAAACAACAAGTCCAAACTCCTAAACAAACGGCTCCAAGTAAGCCTAAGTTTAAATTCCCAACTGAAATAGTAGATTTACCTTCTAAGGGAATAGTATATCCTAAAAGTAATCCTTTATCATCTGGAAAAATAGAGATGAAATATATGACTGCTAAAGAAGAAGATATTATTACTAACCAAGCCTATATTAAAAAAGGAATAATTGTAGATAAGCTATTAGAAGCGTTAGTAGTAAGTGAAGACGTAGATTTGGGGGATATGATTGTAGGAGATAAAAATGCATTATTAATAGCATCACGTGTCTTAGGTTATGGTTCAAGTTATAAATTTACATATGCTGGTGAAGATCATGAAGTAGATTTAGGTGCATTAGAACCTAAAAAATTCGATGAGTCTCTATACACTAAAGGAGAAAATAAATTTACATTCCAAACACCACACTCAGAAAATTTAATTGAATTTTCATTAATGACTGATAATTTAGAAAAAAAGGTAGAAGCTGAGTTAAGAGGATATAAAAAACTTAATAAAGAAGTACAACCGGAAATGTCTACAAGATTAAAGCATATGATTTTATCAGTAGATGGTAATTCAGATAAAAAAGACATTAGAGAATTTGTTGATAATTATTTTCTAGCACGAGATTCTAAAGCTTTAAGGGATTATATAGTTGAAATTCAACCCGATGTGAATATGGGGTTTGATATTACAAAGTCCAATGGAGATATAGAAGAGATTGCAATTCCGATAGGTGCAAATTTTTTTTTCCCTGACGCATAGTCAAGCCGTAGAATATAGAAGTAATTTATTTACCCAAATTCATGAAATAGTATTTCATGGTGGAGGAGGGTATGATTGGCATACTATATATGATATGCCTATATGGTTAAGAAACTTTACTTTTAATAAAATCAAAGAACACTTCGAAGAAAAAAATAAAGCTTCTAATAATACTTCTTCAAATGATTTAGAAAGAGGAAGAGATATACTTAAACAAGCACAACGATCAGATCCGGCTAATGCCCAAAAGCATAAGTATATGGATAAATTTCCTAAAACATCTACTAAACCTACAATAAAATCAAACGTTCCTGATTTTGTTACTACGAAAGCTAAAAAAGCTTAAGTTTTCAATATTTATAACAAAATAGCTTAAATGGCAAGTAAGAACGAAAGAGAACTTTTAAGAGTTAAAAAATTACTCAAAGAAGTTAATGATTTAAGAGAGCAATTTGGTGAAAGTAAAATGTCAATTAATTTTGATAATGCTAGTGCTGAATCCTTAAAATCAAACTTTAAAGAACTAACAGATTACGCTGTAAAATACAGATCAGCTCTGGAGGATGCTAATGATAAAGCAGGAAATTTAAATGCTACAATAAAAGCTAATTTAGAGGAAATGGGTAAGATAGCATCTGCCCAAAAGAAATATAACTCAAGTTTAAATAAAACCTCTAATCTATCCCAAAAGCTAGCAGATGATGCAATGGGAATTGCTGAACTTCGAGGTAAAGAAGTTAATAATTTAGTCAAACAAGCTAAATTAGAGCTAGCTCGTCGTGGAGCTATAAAAGCTGAATTAATAGAAAAAAGAGACCTGACAAAAGATATAACTGCAGAAGAAGAAAAGTTATTGAGTAGGATGGAGGGCGAATATAATGTCCAAGAAAAATTAGTAGAAAAATCTAAAGAAAGACTTCAAGAAGAAAAAAAGATAAATAAAGCAATGGGTATTTCTGGGGCAGCCGTCAAAGGAATGACAAATCTATTAGGTAAGATAGGAATAGATTCAGATCATTTTGCAGGGATGTCCGAAGATATGAGAGAATCTGCAAAATCAGGAAGTAAATTTAAGGTAGCATTAACAGGAGTAGCAGGATTAGCAGCTGGTATAGGTGCTGCATTATCAGATCCTTTAGTTGTTATAGGATTAATAATAAAAGCTATTAAATTCCTTATTAGTATATTAGACCATGCTAATAAAGTAACAGCTAAAGTAGGTGAATCCTTAGGAATAGCAGGAAAAAATGCTAAAGAATTAAAGCACCAAATCCATGCAGCAGGTGATGCTGGTGGAGATATGTACTATTTCACTGATGAGATGGTAGATAACTACATGGAACTAAATAAGGCAGCTGGAATGAACTTAAAGTTCAATGAAAAGAATGCTAAAATGTTCCAAGATATGACCCATTATATGGGTTTATCTGTAGAACAAGCATCAGGCTTATTTAAAATATCAGCTGAAACAAATGTTCCATTTGCAGGAATATATGATAATATAGTTAATACTGTTAATGAATTAGACTCAGCAACTGGCTTCTCATCTGATATGGGTAGTATAATTGATGGTATGGTTAATGCTAGTAGTTCTGTAAGATATAATATAAAAGGAGGTGCTGAAGGATTAGCTAAAGCAGCTCACACTGCAAATAGATTAGGTTTATCTATGGATGAAATAGCAGCAGCAGCAGAATCTCATTTAGATTTTGAGAGCTCAATTGCTAAAGAAATTGAAGCAGAAATGTATCTTCAAAAAGATTTAAATCTAGATAAATTAAGATACGCAGCATTAACAGGTGATACAGCTACGGCAGCAGCTGAAGAAGAAAGACTCATAAAAGAAAACATGAAATCCCTAAAAGGGAATGTTTTAGCACAACAAGCATTTGCAGCAGCCACCGGAATATCTAGAGATAGATTAAATGACGTAATGTCTAACCAAGAAAGAATTTCAAAACTAACACCTCAGCAATTAAAAGATGAAAAGGCTAAAGCAGCAGAAATGGCTGAGCAAGGTAAAACTGCTCAAACCTTTGATAGATCAATGCAGTCGGCTGTACTTCAATTAAAAGCAGCATTATTGCCTATTGCTGAAGCATTAGGACCTGTTTTAATAAAAGGTGCTGAATTTATAGGTAATTTTGTAGGGTCACCAGCTGGAAAAACATTACTAGCTGTAGCTGGGTTAGTAGCAACAGGGGCTATAATAGGTAAAATAGGTTCTACTATTATGAAGTTATTTACTGGAGGATTAGGAAAAAAGGGAACTTATTTAAATCCTATGATTGTGAAAGACATTGGTGGTGGTGGGGGTGGTAATAATATGACTAGTATGTTAAAAGGAAACATATTTAAATATCTAGGTAAAAAGGGAGGTCTTTCAAGAACTTTGAATAGGACTATGATTAGAACTTTTGGTAAGAATGGGTTTACTAGATTTATGCAAACTAAGGTATTCAATCCAAAAGATATAGGTAAATTTCGTAAAGCATTAAATTTTGTAGCCGAACCATTAAACAAATTAGGTGGTAAAATCATACCTCAATCAGGTGCTAATTTAACAAAAACATTTGGTACTAACCAAATGAACAAAATTCAAAAAATGTCCCAAACTGGTAGAAATGCTGCTGGGCAATTTATACCAAAATCACTACAATCTAAAGCAGGTAATATGGTTTCTAAGTTTACTAGACCAGGTGCAGGTATTGTAAGTAACGTAACAAGTAAAGCATCAGGCTTATTACCAAAAGCCGCAACCTCAGCACTAGCAAAAGCAGGTACTGTAGCAACAAAAGCATTAAAAGTATTAGGACCTGTAGGAGTAGCAGCAGATTTAGTATTAGGTGGTGCTTCAGGTTACTCACAATCTCAAATGTCAGCTGAAGAGCAAAAAGCAGCAGGTATTGAAGAAGGAATTAGTGCTACTAAAGCAACTACTTTAGGAGTTCTAACTGGAGGTGCTGAAAAAGGATCAATGTTTAGTGAATCTTTAGGTATTGAAAAAGGAAGTGCAGGTGATGAAGCTATGGGTATAGCAGGTGCAGCTGGTAGAGGAGCATTAACAGGAGCTGCAATTGGTTCATTTATACCAGTAGTAGGAACAGCTGTGGGTGCAGCAGTAGGAGGTCTAATAGGAGGAGTATCAGAAACATTTAAAGTTTTTTCCGACCCAGATTCTTCTTTAAGAAAATGGACAGGAGAATTAGTTAGTGATGTAGGAGATTTTGCAAAAAAGGCTGGGGGTAAAATATATGATTTTGCTGCAAGTGGATTAAAAGCATATACTGGATTTTATAAAAAAGCAGGAACAAAATTTCTTGATTTTGCTTCCAGTTCAGCTGAAACTTTAGGTGGTTGGGCTTCATCAGCAGGAGAAAAAATATCAGGTTGGGCCTCTTCAGCAGGAGAAACAATAAGTGGTTGGGCTTCATCAGCTGGAGAAACAATGTCAGGTTGGGCATCATCAGCAATGGATACAATGTCAGGTTGGGCATCTTCAGCTGGAGAAGGAATAAGTTCATTCTTTGGTAATGTAAGTGATGGGGTTTCATCACTAGCTAGTGGGGCAGCAGATTTGGCATCAGAAGCCGGTGCATATCTAGCAGATGTAGGATCTTCAATTGCAAATTCATCAGTAGGTAAAGCAGTATCATCCACATATAATTCAGTAATGGAGTCCGATTATAATCCTATAAATTGGTTTGCTGAAGGAGGGGTTGTAACAAAACCTATGATTGGTGGTGTTGGAGAAGCAGGCCCAGAAGCAATAATTCCTCTATCTCAAGCAGGTGATATGTTAGGGGGAAATGGTGAAGTAACAAAATTATTAAAAGAATTAATATCCGAAGTAAGAAAAGGTGGAAATGTATATTTAGATGGAAATAAAGTAGGCTATGCATTAGCATTGCAATCTTCTAAAATGGGTTAATATTTATAACAAAACCAATTAAAATATAATATTATGGCAAAATCAGTAGAAAAAATGTTCGATCAAGGTGGGTCACGCTTAGCAGTACCAGTATCACCAAATGCAAATCCTACAACAGATCCTTCTATTAATGTACAAGGTAATTCTTTACTACATAACCAATACTCAAATATTGGTGATCCTAGTTTAACGAATTCACCTTATACTAATATGGGAGCAGCAGCGACGTCTTATTCACTACCTTCTACATCACAATTAGGAGAAAGTGCATTAGCATACCAAGGTGAAACTAATAGATATCGTAATAACTTACCAGAAGGTAGTTCGCTCTAAAAAAAAATAGATGCCCTTAATTACTTCTACTACAGCTCTTAACAAACTGAAGTGGGGTGGCGATAGGTTTAATGCTGGTATTACTGATGGTAGTAACCAACCTTACATCCGACGTGATATCCCTGGAGTTAATGTTAATGATCCAAACCCTACTCTCTTTAATGATGGTGGAAATCTTCCTGCAAAAACAGGACATGATTTTTTATTAAGGGATGGGTTTATGGCTCCTATAGAAGCAGCAAGAGATGTAAGTAGACTTACACAAATGCTTTTTGATACAAGAACTCCTAATGGTTTTGAATTTATTGCAAAACAGAATTTATTATCAAGAACGGCAGTTAAAACAGAAGCATCTTATGGTATAGGGTATGGGGGTGCTGAAGTACCTGATTTTACAAAGGGTACAGGAGGAGGAGCAGTTAATTCTGGTATTTATTTACCAACAAGCACACTAGCACAAGCCGCAGTAGGATTTACAGGAACACATTTAAATTTATTAGGATTAGATCCAACATCTCCTATGACACCAGGTGGTGAAGGGGGTTTATTTCCTGGAGCAGGTTTAAGAGGTTATTTTCAAACAATAAAAGATAAAACAGATCCTGGATCCTTTGATACAAAATTAATAACAGTTTCAAAAACAATTACTAATCCTCTTTGGGCACAACAAATACAACAAATACCCCTTAATGATAATACCCTTGCAACTGTTTCAGAACCAGAATTTGTAAATATAGAGGAGCAAAAATTAGTACCATCTGATCAAACAAATTTTTCAAATAGATTATTAAATTTACACAATTTACATAGTACATCAAACTCACCTATACTATTATCATATTCAGGAGGTCCTGGATCAATATTAGGTATTGGAGATACAGATATTATGTTTGCTGATCAAAGAACAGGATTTAATAATCCTCTATTTGTAAGTGATAAGAATTACTTTTTAGGAGGTGTTAAAAATAATAGAAACCCACAAGTACAAGAATTTAAGCAAAAACTAGGAGCAACTCCAATAGCAGCAGCTGTATTTCCTAACGAGTCAGGATCATTAACTGAAGGGACAGATGATAATAAGTTACAAAATTTAAATACTAAACAATCAACAATTAGAAATGCTGAATTATCTAATGCTGGGTTTTTTAACCCAACAGGTTC